CTAGCGTGTATCCATTGGAATTGAACGAGTTTAGCATGTTGGCGTAAGTAACCTGTGCGCCAGTGCTATCAGAGGCGATCCAGTTATTTACACCACGATTGGTGTCCATAAAGGTATGCTGATCAGCGCCGTTCGTTCCAGAACGTGATTTAGTCCAAATCAAACCGCCCTTACCAGCAAGATCAATGCCGTTGGTAATACTCTGGCTTGTTCCACCGGTCCATCCAGTTCCAGCGTAGAGCCAAGTGCTGAACACGTCCTCAACATACAACGCATCCGCTGCTGTCTGACCAAGAAGGAGGTTATTCAACATGCGTCACCTCCCTCACTTGCTGTCCTTCATCAACTGCACACCGCGCCATGTCGTGCCGCCGTCATCCGTGATGAAGCCCAACACGTCCACACCAGAGGCGACCAATGTTGGTGCTGTGCCACCCGGCCATTTGACCGCTGCGGGCCATGTCTGCGTGCCAGTGCCACCGTTGGTGAGCTCGAGGATGACGGTGAAAGTGCGCGACGCCGGGACGTTGGTGAACGTCCAGGTGAGAGCACCGGTCGCTGTCTTGGTGAACACGTTGCCCAGCGAGCAGTCGATGGCGGATGCTGCAACCGCGACGACGTTCTGGGCGAACCCGCCATTGACGTCGAACTTGGACGCCGGAGATGCTGTTGCAATCCCGACATTGCCGCTGGTATCAACAGTCATCGAAGTACCGGTGGATAAGCTATAGCTTCCTGAATTGGCTATTTTGAATTTATTACTATCCGATTGATCGACACCAACATTCCAAACAGTTGTCCCAACCCGCAAAAATGACAACATTCCGTTGTATAAATTATTATTTGCTGTGATTATTGTCTGACGTGTAGTCGCTCCCGATCCAGCATAAATTGCAAAGTTACCATATGTTGCAGGATCGCTTACGCCAAAACCAACATTGCCGTTGGTATCAATACGAACGCGCTCACTGCCGCCAACCGCAAACATCATCGGCAGGAAGGTTCCAGTGCCGGTGCGTCCCATGGAGAGGGCACCAACCGTCGAACTGGCCTGGACGCTGAATACGCCTGCGTTTGTCGGATCGGAGTTGTTGAAAACCTGAACGAAGCTATCCGTAGCAGTTCCGTTCGGGATCACACCGACTGATGTGAGAGTGTTAGCGGTGCTGTCCTGAAACAGTGTGCGGCTTGCAACCGTAGCGTTGGAAAAGTCACCCGTAATGCGGCGACCCGTGCCGGTAATCGTAATGTTCCCACCAAAGCTGGTGGCGGCAAAAGTAGCTGTACCGGTGAACGTCGGCGATGCGAGTGGTGCATAGGTCGAGCTCGCCGTCGCGCTCTTCAGATACCCCTGACCGACGACATACGCCGTCGTAGCGAGCTGAGTGGTGTTCGTATCAACGGCTGCCGTCGGAGCGGCGGGTACACCAGTGAACGTCGGGGACGCGAGCGGTGCGCGTGTCGTATCGGTCGGATGAACGTGATCCGCACGCGCAAACTTCAACGACGTACCCACGGCTGCCGTGCCGTTCGCCGTTGGAGTTGTTGATCCAGCCTGGCCAACCACATAAGCGGTCGTCGCTACCTGCGTCGTATTGGTGTCCGCAACGGCTGTCGGTGCAGCGGGCACCCCGGTGAACGTCGGGGATGCGAGCGGTGCAGCACCGGACACGTCGGCAACCGCCAGGGTAACCGCACCGGTCCTCCCAGCGACTGACGTGACGTTTGCGGAAAGCGACAACGCGCTGAAGGTCAGGCCGGAGCCGACGGAGATCTCCTCCGTCGCTCCAACGCCAGCAGTCGTGCGCCCAAGCAAACGGTTCGTTGCCTGCGTCAGAACGTGTTCAGCGTTCCAATCGGAAGGCTGAACCAGGCCGGTATCGGCCCCATCCGCCTTCGCAGAGGTCTTCGAGTGCTTGAGCGATACAGCCATTATTACGCCACCGTGAGTAGTCCGTTGACCTGGTCGAAGTCAGCGGTAAGGGTTTCTGCACTGTTCAGCGTGATCGAGGAACCGTAGTCCCACCACGCGATGAGCGGCTTGGCCGGGGTCGTCGGGCTGTCGTTGTAGAGGACAGCATAACGGAACGGACCAATCGCACCGCCCGAAGCCGTGAACACGACGTCCGACGTCACGGTTACCTTCGCCGTACCAGCGCTCGCCGAGGTCGTGATCGTGACCGTCGCGCCGCCAGCCGTGTAGCCGTTGCCCGCCGTAATTTCAGTGATGTTAGCCTTCACCGTGTTGGTGTTCACCGGAGCGGTGTTCGTCAGCATCAGTTTGAAGGTGTGAGCGTCGAAGTCATGGACCCCGTCGATCAAATCCTTCGTGAACTGAAGGAACTTATTGTATGCAGCCATTGCAGTTACTCCTTCCTTGTCCCGCAGTCAGCGGGGTTAATACCGCGCCTTCCTGCGAGCGAAGGTTTGCGGAAATCTCCAATTCTGGCCGCGATAGACGTTCCCGTGGATCGCCTCAACGCCAGCTTTATTGGTGGCCTGCACGAACCGGCGCATGTGGTACTGCGCCATCTGCGGCTGCGAATAGGGCTTGGCGATCTGGCTCATCATGCGGCCCAGCACCCCATCCAGGATGTCGTTGCCGTACTTGTTCAGGAACCAGTCGGGGAACTCGGGATAGCCCTCACGGTCCACCGGGTCGGTGATCGTGAGCGCCACAGTCACCGTGTAGGTGTCTTCCTGGCTCGGGAGGTTGAGCAGTTCGATGGTGCCAGGCACAGGCATCGTCGCTGCAACCGACACACCGCTCGAGGTCTCGACCGAGTAGAGGCGGTTCATGGACGATGGTGTGGTCGAGACGATCTCGTAGGACTTGCGCGTGGGGATCACACGCATCGGGATCTTTTCTGTCCAGCAGTTCGAGCCTTGGAAAAACTCGTTCATGACCGAGAAGAGCTCGAGCTGGATTATGCCATCGAGGGCACCCGGCAGCCTGATCCTTAGTTGGTCCATGAGGCGGTTGAAGTCTGCGTTTGCCATTTAGACCTCACGCCGAAACGGTCTGGAGCTGCGCGATGAACTTCGCCATGAAGCTCGCTGCGCGGGCATCTTGGGTGTTCTCGTCGTCGCGAAGCTGGGCTTGGCCGACCATGAAATACAGGAACGCCATCCGATACTGGGGATCGACGTCGACGGCGGCGGCGAGGTTACTCGTGGAGTAACTCGGCAGCGTCGAGCGGAACCGGGCAAGCATCAGATCGGGGCGAAGGCGGCGCACTTCGAGGAACGCGAAGTTGAGCGCATCCACGAGGTCAGCCGTGGGATAGCGGTAAGGCTCCGCCTCATCCAGGAGGAGGCGTCGGGCCGAGACGACGTAATCGTTGACGGTATCCAGCGCCATGGGAGCTCCGCGAGAAAGAAGAGGCTCCCCCCGGCTAACCGATAACCGGGAGGAGCTTCAGGCTTACGCCTTAGTGATGATCGCCTGAGCGAGTGCCGTACCGTCGACGACCTTGTAGCCGTACACCTGGAGGCCACGGAGGATGTTCGAGAACGAACGCTCGGAGCGGATCGTCTCAACCTTCGTGAACTGCGAGGCGAACGTGAGGCCGTGAGCGTGACCCGCGTACATGGCGTATTCGCCAGCAGCGAGACCACCAGCCACGCCAGCCGGGAGCAGGTTGGAGGTATAGATCGTGAAACGATCAACCTGGCCAATCTTGCCGTTGCGCAGCGGGGTGACCGCGTCGCCCGTCAGGTAAGCCTGGCGGAGTTCCGAACGCTTGATGAGGTTCGCAGCCCACACCGGCATGACGAGCCAGCGGCCCGCTTCCGGGATGTTCTGCTCATCGAGGGCCTGGCCGAGGCGCAGGACCGCGTCGAGAACTTCCACAGCGCCACCAGACGTGCCGCTTGCCGAGAGAGCGAGCGGAGTGGTCGTGACACCGAGGTTGATCGCGCCGGAGATCTTACCGGCAGTCGCACCACGGTTGAAGCTGTTCGCCTGACCGAGAACGCCTTTGAGGACGTCCGTGTCGACCGTGATCTTGAACTGCTGCGAGGCGTCGTCAGCCCACATCGACATGATGTTGAGGTCCGACTGGATCTCCATCACGTCGTCCAGCGCGAGGGCGAAGTACTTGCCCTTGTCGATGGCGAGTTCGAGGACGTTGCCCGTCGGGCGCTCGATGACGAGATCGCCGTCGAGGACGTAGTCCTTGATCGTGACCGTCGGCTTCGTGCGGATCTTGACCTTGTCGCCCTGGTTGCGGATCTCACCTTCGTAGTCGGTGTTCGAGATCGCGCTCAGAACGGTGTTGGCGTAGAACTTTTCGACGAGCTTGCCCGACCAGATTTCAGGAACGAAACCAGTCGAATAGAAAGCGCCGGAGCTGGTCGTACCAGCGGGCCAGATCGGGGGAGTGGTGCCTGCACCACCAGAAGTAATAGCCATGGAATTGGCTCCTCAGAGAAGGTTACCTGATGCGCCCTTCCCGTTCAGCGGAGAAGATTTGAGCCTCTAGCCGGTCTCTCTCCGCCTCCCGTCCCTTGAACTTCCCTGCGGTAGCATCCGCATAGAACTTCGCGATTTGGGCGCGCGTGAAGATGGGCTTCTCAGCGGGAGCGGTCGTCGCTGCCGCAGACTTGGCTCTGCCAGGTGCCGCAAGTTTATCGAGAGACATCTTGGCGGGAGGTTCGCTCCGGCCCGTCTCCCCACCTGCGGGGGCCAAGGCAGCCTCTTCAGCGAGGAAGCCTGTAAAGAACGCTGCTACTCGAGGGGCGTCGTTCCGCTCATAAGCAGCCTTCAATAGTT